AGTTCACCTAACAGATATAGCTGCAGGTGTAACTGGTGATGCAAACGTAAGTGATTATAATAGTGGTGCAACAAATATGTCAGGCACCACTGTTGCTCCAAATATTTACACACCATTAGATCAAGCCTTTAATATTCAAGATGTTGAAATTGGTACAATTACTGGATTTGCAAATATTAATCAAGGTAAAGGATATAATTTTGATATCTTTGCTAAAGCTAAAGACAATTTTATTACAAAATTTAATAAGAAAAATCAGATCATTCGTTTAGTTAATAAGCCTGATGTTTCTTTCTTTGAATTACAAGAAACTATTACCGAAGCCAATACAGGAGCAACTGCAGTTATTATTGCTAAGGATGCTGATGAAGGTACTATAACAGTTATACCAAATACTTGGTATGGATTCTCAGGTATTAATAGCATTATACGTAGTAATCTTGACGCATATGCTATTGAAGGTGTTTCTCTTGATTATAACAGTACTAGAATATTCGGCGATAATGCTATAATAGACGCTAATGCAGATTATGAAACAGGATATATTGATACAGTAGCTATTAATAATTCAGGTTTTTCTTATCTCCACGGTGACACAGGAACACTTGTTGATCCAGACGACAGTACTAGAGAATTAGCTTTCGGTACAATTACAGCCAATACTCAGGGTAGAAATAAAGGTTATTGGAAAGATTATACTTCACATATTGACGGTTATGTTGCTCAACCTATCACTGATCAAACTCTAATATTACCAACAGCAGAATTTAGTAACCAAGCAGTTCGAACTGCAGTAGGTGTTACTACTACACCTCCCGACTTTAACACCTGGGGTCAATCAATAGCTTCAGATGGATTTGCTTATTTAGATATGAACCAGGATGGTGGTTCTATTACATCAGCCGATGCTTTACAATTCCTTTATTTAGCAGGTAAAACTGCAGATGAGGCCATAGTAAATAGATGGAATAATATAGTAGTTCCAAGTTTGCAAGCACAATGGTGGTATAGTTCATATCCTAATTTGTATAGCTTTGTTCAAGAAGTAAAATACTATAGTGCAGGAATGAGAATACAAGACAGTAATTTCTACCAAGAATATTCATACCAAATTAAATCTACGCTTGATAAGAGTAGATACGAAAAATTACTTAAAGAGAATGTACACCTTGCAGGTACTAAGATGTTTGGTGACTTTATCTATAAGTACGAAAATGCAAGTACAATAAAACCAAGATTCGTCAGATTCTTTAACGATGACGGATATGGTTCAGCTCTCGATTTAGCTAATACAGATATACTCGAAGCTTCAGTAACAAACTTTACAGTTGATAGTACATATGTTACATCAGATCACGAACCAATATAATAAATATTTAAATAAGAATTTAAAGGATAAAATGCTATGGCCAAGCAAACAATAGGTATCGGAGCAAGTGCTAATGACGGATCAGGTGATCCGATTAGAATTGCTTTCGATAAAGTCAACGATAACTTTAATGAGTTGTATGGTAACGGTGGTACCACCGGCAATACGCTTATAGATTTATTCGATAGTTCGGGTAATTTCGATTTAACAGGTAAACCACATAAAATATCATTCTATTATGATACACTAGTAAGCTTACAAGCACTGAACCCTGGTACTTATCACGGAGCTATAGGCCATGCTCACGATACCGGTTCATTGTACTATGCTCACGGTTCTTGGAGAAGATTACTTGCAGATACTTCCGGTGGTACAATACTAAATTACAGTGACCCTCTTGCTCCTCATGTTTGGGCAAACAACGTTACTAACTCAGAAACATCTGATTATGTATTAAAAACAAATGCAGATGGTACATATACTTGGGTTGAAATGGCTGGTGGCGGTGGCAGTTCATACGCTGATGCAAATGTTGATACTCACTTAAATACAAGTGGAGCTTCGGCTGACGAAGTATTATCTTGGACTGGTTCAGATTATGCTTGGGTTGCCCAGTCAAGTGGTGGCGGTTCTTCTGCTAATACATTCGGAACAATAACAGTAGCAGGTCAATCTAATATAGTTGCAGATAGCGCAACGGACGGATTAACAATTGTTGCTGGTTCTAATATGACCATTACAACAGATGCATCTACTGATACTATTACTTTTAACGCATCAGGCAGTGGAGGCGGTGGTGGTACTGACCTCAACAGCTTAGTCGGTGGAACAATCGATGTAGCTGCAGATAGTATTGGATTTATTGATGCTGATGATTCTAATGCTTCAAAGAAAGAATTAATTGCTGATTTAGTTGCAGCAATTGCTGGTACTAATGTTACAGCTTCAAACGGAGTATTAAGTGTTGCAGCACCAGGAAATACATATACAAATGCTGATGTTGACGGTCACTTAAATGTTTCAGGCGCAGCTTCTAATCAGTTCTTACAATGGAGTGGTTCAGATTATCAATGGGCTGCAGCAAGTGGTGGTGGTGGTGCTGCTACGAGAGTAAATGAAGCCGAAACAACAGGCTCGATAGCTGATGGCGCTAGTGGTAATATTGCATTCTCAACACTCGGTAAATCATTTGGATTACTTAAAGTTACTGTTGATAAAGAATGTTGGGTAAGGATTTATTCTGATACATCATCAAGAACAGCAGACGCATCCCGAACACAAGGTACTGACCCAGCAGATGGTTCAGGTGTTATTGCAGAATTTATCTCAACGACTTCAGGCACACAAGTATTTAAAGTTACACCATCAATTATTGGTTGGCTTGATAATTCAGAAACAACAGTTCCTGTAGCAGTTCAAAATAACTCGGGAACAACAGGGACAGTTCAAGTTACGATCGACGCACTTAAATTAGAGTCTTAATATATGGATAAGCAATTTTATAACGTATTACTAGAACCAGGTTCTGACGAAGCAGCATTTCTTGCTAATGAAGCAGCAGGTATGATTTGTCATGATAATCTTGACCTCTTTGATATGTGTTTAGTTATGAAATTAACAGAAGCAGAAGCAGCAACGCTAGAAGCAAGTCCAAAAGTAATAGAATGTCACAAAGAATTAGTAGCTGAGCCTGATTCATATCCAACAAGTATTCCAAGGTACGAAACACCAACTACAGAATATAGAGCAAGATACTATCCATCCGGCGGTGACGACGGTGCTGATTATACTGGTTCAAATATGTTTTTTACTAGTGAGTTTAAAGGCGCTACAGGTTTTAACCCGCCTATAGGATATTTTGGTGATACAAACTTTGAGGATACAGTTAAATCAAACTTTATGGGTGACTATGTTGATATAGTTGCAGTTGAAGCAGGATCCACAGCAGATGCTCTTGCCAATGGCCACGAAAATCATGTTGACTTTCAAGAGTTTGATAGTACTACTAGTAGGTTTGTTCCTATGGATTGGTCCGATATAAACTCATCTTTAACTAGTACTTTAAACAATCAAATTACTAACGCCAATGGTGCTGGAGATGGTTGGTTTACATATCATGCAGCTGGCGTACTTAGTGCAGCTGGTGGTAAATATTGCGGTTGGGGTAAAAACTCTTCGCTAAGATTAATATATCTTGGTGGTGAATCAACAGCTTCTGTTTATTACGCAGTACTTCAATGGCACCTTGCCAAACCTATTAATCCTATTACTGGAACTCGTAATGCAACAGTTGTTACTGGAGCATGGGGCTTTGGCGGATTAGAGCATACGAAGTTTTTTGATATTGAAGATTGTTCATATATAGAAGCAAAAGATCCAGTTACTAATGCCACTACTAGGTATGACAGAGGCGGTTACTTAGAAGGTGAAGAATTTAATATTACAATGACTGCCACAGGTTCTGCAGAATATATAGTTACAGGCAGCGATCGATTATATAACGGATCTACAGCATCAACACCTCTAGGCAATAGAGGCATTATGGGAAGACCGGGCGATAGAATTACAATAACTAACAATGCAGTCGGTGCGCATCCTCTCTATGTTAAAACTTCACCGAGTAGTGGATCTACTAGTAATCTATATTCTGGAGTAACAGGACAAGGCACATCAGAAGTATCTTTTATCTTACCTGACGCAACTATAGGATTGCATTATATTTGTGGATTTCATTCAGCAATGACTGGAACTATAACAAGTATTAAGGATACTACAACTTGGGGTCAAGATCTTAGACCATTCTTTAGATCTGGTATTATTCCAAGAGTAATTCTAGACCCTGCAGATAATACTGATAAGTGGATGATTTCAGTACCAAACTCGTCACGCTGGTCGTCTTGGGATACAATTATGGGCCAGTTTGCTGCTTACGAAGGAATATATCATTTTAAAAGCGCTGGTAATAATGCTCATGTTGCAGTTGATCCAGGTGATAACAGATGGAACACAGTTGTTAGGCAAGACGGCAATAGCCCTTATGTTATTAATTCTGTTGTTAGCCAAACAAATAATTTTAGTTCAACTGCAAATCCTGGGGCATTTGATAATTATCCGCTTAGAACATATATTAATGGTGGAGATAATCAATTCACAGTTGCTGCTTGTCAACAAGACGACACAAACAGATTATTAGATGATTATAGTAACAGAGGCCCAATGATTGACATAGCTTCTTATGGAGCGCAAACGTGGACATCATATCCAATTCAAGCTTATAGTGATGGCAGATGGGGTTATTTTAGTGGAACAAGTTGTGCTGCTCCAGTAGCTGCTGGTTGTGCTGCAGTATTTTTAGATTGGTATGTTACTCAGAGAGGTAAATTTCCAACTATTCCACAACTCAAAGAATTAATACAAAAACACGCTAAAGAAAACTTAATAGAAGATATAGTGACTAATATTGACTTTGAAAATCAAATAGGCACGTTGGACCCTAATATCGGCCAAGCTAGATTATCGCCTAAAAATATATCTTCAAGTAAATTATACTCTTCAACAGAAGTTAATAGAATTAAAGATGGTGATAGCAGTAATGGTGGAGCAGACTTAACCGTTCTAGCTGGGACACAACCATTAAGAATTCATATTCCATGGGGAATCAGAATGGGAAGCGGTAAATATATCGCTGGTGGTTCCGAACAAACACAACATAAAAGGAGACCGACCTCTGGATCTGTTTGGCCTCGAAGAAAGGTTTCTTTTTCTTCTTGAGACCTATTATAAATAATAAAAACAGTTAACAGTTAGAGTCGAACTTAAAAATGGCAGAAATACTTTCAAATAGCTTTAAAACAGATGTTACCCGATTATTTATTGACGATCTCGTCACTAATGACTATTGGCTATTTGTTTCTGGGATTGATACCTTCGCACCCGCTGACTCAGTTAAGTCAAAGCGTGAGTTTTTAGAGAAAACTTTATTCGCTAAGAAAGTAATTGAATCTGATATTCACTTTATGATAAAGTATTACCCTTGGCAGGTTGGCCAAGTATATGTTGAATATGATGATGAAGCAAATTTAACTGATCAAAGATTTTATGGAGTTGTTGGTCCAAACGATAATGATACTGGTGACTATCGTGTTTATAAATGTTTAAACAATAATGCTGGTACTACAGCAACTACACCACCTAATTATGATGCTACTAACACAACTCAAATTTATTCAACGGCCGATGGTTATGTTTGGAAATATATGTATGTTATTAGCTCATTAGAATTTGATGCTTATAACGCAATTGGTTATATACCAATTACACCAACACCAGTTCCTAATAATCCAGTAGCAACTACTAACAGTACAATTTCAGATATTGTTGTAACCAATCCTGCAGATAACTTTGGATACGTTTTAGAAAGAGGCTCATTTGCCTTGACACCGTTTTCAAGTGGTGTTATAATAGTAGAACCTACAACTACCTTTAGCCCAATAACAAATTACTATACTGGCCAATACTTATATTCAACAAATCCAAGTAACGGTGTTTCAAGATTATGGCAAATTACTTATTATTCTTATAACACTGCTACAGGTAATGCTGAAATACGAGTTGGTGCAGAATTATTAACAGGTGCTGCTTCTCCAGATATATCTGGTGCTGCAAGTAATGCTAATTTCCAAATCTTCCCAAGACTTAAAATTGAGGGTGACGGTACTGGAGCTATAGCAATCCCAAATATTATTGATGGTAGAATAACTAAAATAACTGTATTAAATGAAGGAAGCAATTATACAAACGCTACTGCAAGTATTGTAGATCCTTCTTATAGTTTTGATCCAGAAGATACTACAACAACCGATATTAGAGCAGAAATACGACCTCGCTTATCACCTGCTGGAGGCCACGCATTTAATTTAATCGACGATTTCCGTTGTAAGCACTTCTCAATGTATGCTTATATAACTGCCGATGATAATACAAAGATCGGTGATTCAAATACTTATGGTGGAGTTGGTATTGTACGATCGCCTACGTTTGATACAGGCTTTACTGCAGAAATCGTAGATAACAGAATAGCAATAACAACAGACGATTTTGATAAAGTGTCAGCTAATGGTAGTATTATTCAAGTTGATGGTAATAACGAAACTGTTTTTAGTGGCGTAGTACACGAGATTGACACATCAGCAAATACAGTTTATGTTGCTGAATACTTGGGTCCCTATAATAATAACAGCGATACTCAAACAGCTTTCAGTCGATCTGCAAACGACCTGCCATTAGATTTAACTTTACCATTTAGAAATGAAACTGGCCAGACAATCAATATAAATACTCCTGTAGGAGACAATGTAATTTTACCCAAATACATACAAAGAACCGGCGAAGTTTACTTTATGGAAAACTTCTTCCCACTAGCCCGAACCGACCTATCTCGTGAGGAATTTAAGTTTGTACTGGAATTTTAAGGAAATAAAATAAATGCCTATTAACACAAATCTCAACCAATCGCCTTATTTTGACGATTACGATCAAGATAAGCAGTTTAATCGCATTTTGTTCAAGCCCGGCTTTGCGGTTCAAGCGCGTGAGTTAACACAGCTTCAGTCTATACTTCAGAACCAAGTTCAGCAATTTGGTGATAATGTATTTAAAGAAGGTAGCATCGTTAAAGGATGTACCTTTACTGATATCGACGGTTTACAATATGTTAAACTGAGAGAAGGTACTGTTACCGCGTTCGACCCAACTTTATATGTAAGTAAAGTTGTAACAGAAGAAGTTGTTGGCGGTGCAGAGCAAGAGGTCGACTATGTATATAAAATTACTGGTCAAACATCTCAGCTTCAAGCACAAATTGTTGCAGCAGTAAGAGGTTCTCAAGGTACTTCAGCTGCCAACGCGCCAAATAATACATTCTTTATTAAATACTTAAATACTACTACAAGTTATTCACAGTTTAGTCAAGGTGAGAAGTTTGATATTACGTTAACTAAATACAAGCGTGGTACTGGTGTTCCTGTAAACCCCATTCAACCTATTACTCTTCCTACAGTTGGTACAGACACTGTAACTATTTGGAATGACAGTGACGCAGTTGGTAAAGCATTCGGTATCGAATCATCTCCAGGCGTACTCTTCCAAAAGGGTCACTTTATTTATGCTGAAGAACAAGTATTAATTATAGAAAATTATAGTAATATTCCCGCAGATAAATCTGTTGGTTTCCGTATTGCAGAAAATACAATTAACGCTCTTGTTGATGATTCGTTATACGATAATGCTTTCGGATCTAAAAACCAAAATGCACCTGGTGCAGACAGATTACAATTAGTTCCTCAATTAGTAGTTAAAACTCCTGCAGAAGCAAAAGAAGATGCTGATTTCTTTGCACTCATTCGTTATCAGAACGGAAACGCAGTTACATTGAGAGATGTATCTCAGTATAATGTTCTTGGTGAAGAATTAGCAAGAAGAACATACGAAGAATCAGGTAACTACATATTAGAAACATTCCCAGTACGAAGCGATGACAGAATACCTCAAGGCGAAGCTAATAGTAAAGTACACGCACTAGTCGGTCAAGGAGTTGCTTATGTTAAAGGTTTCCGTGTAGAAAATAGTGGTGAACGATCATTTGAAATTGATCAAATAACAAATACAGATATACTTAATAATCAATCTATTGCTACTGAATATGGTCAATACGTTAAAGTTACTTCTGTTCTTGGACATGTTGATATTGACTGGACACCAATTGATTTACAAAATTCAGGCGGATCAAAAATTGGTGAAGCAGTTGCTATTAACGTAACACCAACAAGATTATACCTTGCAAATATTTCAATGTCTGGAAGTATCGGAGACTTAGCCAAAGTATCAGATGGTAATGGTGTTATTGAAGTTGGTAATGTTTTACAATCAGCTGCAAATAAAGCACTAATATTTCCTTCTGGCTTAATCAGTACTTTTGATATGACAGATACTCTAATACCTGTCCGTACTAAAGCAGAAGTTACACATACTGGTGGTGCAATTACAATTACTGCAAACTCTGGCGAAGACTTTATTTGCTCAAACTCTAAAGAAGATATTTTAGTTGTAGAAAAAACTACTAATGTGTTTAGAGCAGTCTCAGCAGTAACAGTTACTAATAACAGTTCAGAATTAAATATTACTATTGACGCTGGTGCAGCAAGCCCAGTGTATGTTTACTATAATAAGAGATTAGTTGGTTCTGCAAACGGTATTGATTCTTATAATAAAATTGTAAGAGAGCCGTATGTTAAAGTAAATTACTCAGGTAATGCTACTCCTGCTAATACAAAATATAGTTTAGGTTTCCCAGACGTATTTGAAATAACAGAAATTAAAACTTTAGGTACAGGCCCTGGTGGAATTGACGAAGACTTTACAGGAAGTTTCAGATTAAAACGAAATCAAAAAGATCAGTTCTATGACTTATCTTATATTGAGTATATAAACGGTCGACCAAAACCTCTAGATGGAACTGGAAATCTTTACATTAAAATGAAAGTATTTGAGTGCGACGGGTCCACTGGTGGCTACTTCTTTAATATTAATAGTTATCCGAATACCCTTGATCGAAATGACATACCGGTTCATGTAGGTGACTCTGGTGGACTATACAACCTTAGAGACAGCTTAGACTTCAGGCCTCACTGTGACAAAGACTCAGCAGCTAACTATGGTATAACAACTACTGGTGCAGCACCAAGTATTACAGCTGCTGTGGGTTCAACAATACCAACATTTGCAGATAAAGGCGCTCCACTAATACCAACGTTTACTGATGGTGTTACAACAGATATCGAGCATTACTTAACTCGTGTTGATACTATTACAGTTAACTCTTACGGCGATATAAGTTTAATTAAAGGTAAGGAAGCACGATTTGCAGTTCCACCTCAACTTGAAACTGATAAACTAGCGATCGCCCAAGTTAGTGTTCCTGGTTACCCTGCCTTATCATCTAAGGATGCTGATAGTCAAGGGAAGCGACAATATGCTATCGCTATGAAGCCAACAGGAATTAAAAACTATACCATGAAAGATCTACACTCATTAGAGAAAAAGATCGATAACATGGCATACTATATCTCATTAAATCAATTAGAATCTGATACACAGAATATAACAGTACTTGATGAAAATGGACTATCAAGATTTAAGAATGGTTTTATTGTAGATCCGTTTAATAACTTATCTCTAGCAGATATTGGTAATCCAGAGTTTAAAGCAGCTGTTCCATTTAACCAAAAGATTTTAACTCCAGCTCTAAACACATTCCCATTGGATCTTAAATATAAGTCAAGCACATCTTCTACTATATTCCCTAGTGTATCAAAGCCAAGTGTTGCTACTTTAACAAGAGATTCAAATGTTGATATTATAGAACAACCATACGCTACTAATTTCAGAAATTGTGTGTCTAACTTCTACAAATATGCAGGTGAAGGTGTTATCTCACCCCCGTATGACGCTGCTTACGATACAACAACAAACCCTGTTACTTTAGATATAGATCTTACAAGTCACTTTGAAGAATTCGTTGATGAGATTCAAGCATTCTTGCCTATGACTGATACAAGAACAATAAACGTGACGCCGACAGACAATTTTCTATTTTTTCAGGCACAACGCGCGGCGCGGCGCAATGGAACACCATGGCCCTTACAGGAGCAAATTGTAACAACTACAAGAGAAATAGAGGTTGGAGAACAAGTTATAAGCGCACCTGTTGGTGACTTTGTATCTAACTTCTCGTTCGAGCCGTTCATGGCCTCTCGTGATATTAAGATTTATATGTCAGGATTGAGACCAAACACTGAGCATTACTTCTTCTTTGATGGGGTTGATGTCAATGCCCATATTGCTAAAGGTACTCCAACTGCAAATGTTGTTGAAGATATTGAAAGGTTTGGTGACAAAGGTATCACTTCAATTGCAACTGACTCAACTGGTGTATTAAGAGCAGTATTCCATATACCAGCTGGAACATTCTATGTTGGAGATCGAGTATTAGAGATTGTTGATGTCAACCAGTATTCAAGCATTGATAGTGGTGCTACTTCTAAAGGTTTCGTAACATACCGTGCCTATAACTTCTCTATTGAAAAATC